TCAACTAATTCTGTCGGAGCATTTACAACGAAGAATTGTATCGTTAGTTCATATTCATTACGATCTATATCTGGCCTAGCAGAAATATTTATTACCTTAGCTCTAGGTTCAAAATTCTCAATAACATCCTGTATTTTCATAGTTAAAATATGAGCAATAAATGGAGTCATGGGTTCAAACAAAATATCCCTCACACCAGAGCCAATCTCTGGATGAAAGGGTTTCTCATAGTGATTTGTCAACACAAGATTACGGATAGAACGCTTAATTGCCGTTATATCCGTAACCTTATTCACATCATTAGATATAGACTTTTTTGAGAAGAAAAGGTCTAAATCTCTATACTGCCGAACATTGCGATCAATAGTATTTTGACCTTGTGCATCTGAATGAGCTGTCGATGTTGCCATTGTGGACTCCTGTTCTTATTATTTATAAGAAGTCTTATAAGTATTTATCCCTGTTTAATTATATATGCTTCATTTCGCCAAACATCTTTCGCATCAATACGAATGAATCGCTTATTTGTCTCATTAGGATTGGGGTTAGGAATTGTCAGCATAACCTTCTTACCCGACTTAAATGCATTCTGTTGAGCTAAAGTCTTAACTAGAAAGACCTTATCCTTACGCATCAAATTAAGAATTTTTTTATTAACATTACATCTTTCACCCTTAGAGGTTTGTTTATCTCTTGATTTCTTCTTAGCCATCAATTATTTCCTTCACTGGTCTATATCCTGTTTCATAACTATCTGCAAGTCTAACTTCTGATATTACCGCTTCAATATTATTGTGCCAAAAGTTCAAAAATTTATGAACCCTTGGGTAGTCTGGATTAATATCGTTTGTCTGCCAAATAAACTCCTGTAGAATATTGGTGTAGTCCGGCATCCAGTATAATATATTTAGGGTGACTATACTCTTCCTTTTTATAATCATGTTATGTTTCCTGTAGCAGTTACGATACCAGAGCAGCTTTTTTGTATTGCACATCATAGGTATCATTGTAGGCATACCTTATTCTATAAACTACACCTTTATACCTTTTCCGATGGCTATCATATCCTGTCACTGGATATGGGCCAGAAAAGGTTGTGTTAATATTTACTGTGTTTGTTGATTTATCATAAGTGAAAGTATCACGGATAGAAGGATCGCGGGTGTTGACTTTAATGTAGCTGGCCCGCTCCGCAGCTGCAATCTCCTCGACGGTGCCGGCCTCATATATATGAACCCATTTGCCCTGTATGGCGCCAGTTCTATTATGCCGGCCACCAACAGGGTTCCAAGCTTTGATCACCCTAATCGAAGTTGCGTTATGTTTCAATCCAACTTCATCAATATCACCACCACCAGATAACAAACCATCTCCGAATGCATCTTCCTTTGGCCCTCGGATCATTTCATTTACATTTTTCGGCCTGCTTGAAAAACCAATAGAACTAACATTAGCTCTCGTTGCTGTTGTTGTACCGCCACCAGTAACTTTAGTTCTTACCACAGACTCTTTAGCAGTGACAACCTTCTTTGTAATAGATTTGCCGTTATGTGACACAGTTACTTCTTTAGATTTTTCGGTTACTTCCTGTCCATCTGACGCCGAAAATTTCGCGGCATCGGCGCCGATACCTTTAAAGCCCTCAGTATTTGCTGGGGTTGCAAATTTCTCAGTTTTTTCTTTAAGTGCAGCGCGGGTGGCCTCAACATTTGGGTTTGCAACAATTTTAGACGGCTCCTCTGCTAAAGGTGCAACTGCTGCCTGCAATACTGCTGCAGCTTTCTCAACAGCTGGAGCGCTACCATCTGCTGCTTTTTCAAAATTGGGAACTGCTGCACACAAATCTCCACCGCCAGATAACGCAGATGTGGCATCAGTGACTAGTGTGGTTAAACTCTTTCCAGCAGAAGTTAACTCAGTCCCAAAATTAGTTTCAATATTTGCTAGTTTAGATGTATATGCAAGCACTTCCCCTAACGTAGTTTTCGGTAGCGCTAGAAGACTTGTTATCTCTGCTTGAAGATTAAGAGGGGGGAGTTCTGGTAAGTCTAACGCAAGGCCATCTAGAGCATTTTTCATTTCTGTTACAGCTGATGTCGCAGCTGCAGCTGCGGTTGAGGCGGCCGCATCTATCTGAGAAGTTATCTCACTTTCTAAATCCTCTAACTTTGTTAAAGTATCATCAAGTTCTAGACTTGCACCACATAAATTTGGTATTGTTGGCATTATTTCTCCTATCCTCCAGCAAACACGTTAGGACTGCCGGCAGCTACCGATGTGCAAGTAGGATCGCCAATACGTCCGGCCTGTTTTCCATTTACAAACACAGTAGAAGAACCACTTGCAATAGGTGCTGCATGAGCCAGACATGGTGCGCCTGGTAACAAGTGTCCGGTGTTATTATCTCCTTCCCTACTCCAAGCAATATCATTTACAAATACATCAGGTGAACCTACTGCTCGGGTCATTCCCGAACAGTGGGCAACGTCTGCATCTCCTACTCTAGTTGCTGCGGGCACGTTCTTTCTCCATTAGTTCTTGTAACCTTACATTCCAAAGAGCTAACTCATCATGCTCTTTATCAGTATGAGGTTCTTCTGGAATGTCAGGTATAAATTTAATTACATGTTCGAACTCTTCAGGTATATCCTCATATTTATCATAAGTAACCAATTCTCTATTCACTATAAACTGAAATTCTGCCATGATTATTCCTAGTTCAAATTAATTGTTGCAGCATCAACATCAACCTCTGTTGTTGCATCTATATCAATAATTGTTTCTGAATGAATAGTCATTAATGTTGCAGACTTCATATTAAGGGTGCTACCAGACTTGACAGATACGATACCTGACGCAGTTGAGATATTCATATTATCTTTTGTCTCCAGAATCATGTTGCCAGCCTTTATTCCAGCCAATAGGGTCATATCAAGCTTGACGCCCAGTTTGTAGTTACCATTATTCAACCGAACCTCATCTCCCTCTGTGGTGACGTTGACCTTTTCCCCAATGCGGCCCTTAACATTCTGTTTAATATTGAAGGAGTGATTGCCAAGAATTTCTTCCTCACGATTACCACCACTCTCACCAGCCCCAATCTTAACGCGATGGTTCTTATGAATCTTTTGGGTGTAGTCGCCTTCAACCTCCAGATGGTAATCTCCTTTAATAAGCTCGCGAACATTACCAGTAACCGTAAGATTAACATCACCTGTGATTAAAACATTTGATTTTCCAGCAATAATTTCGTAGTTATCACCAACAATTTTTACAACCTTTGTGCCGTCTGGATGAATTTCTTCAAAGGTTCCAGATGTGTGTTGACGAAAGAGTCTCTCTGCATTGGGGCTGTCATCAATTTCTGTTATATGACCTGACTCAGATTCAAACACATGGTTGTAAGGATACTGGGATGACGGATATGGATTTACATATTTCTTAACTGACTTGGGGTCCGGCTCGTCCCAGAATGTACGAGTTTCTTGAATTGCATCATCGAAAATTGACAACATCTCCGCTGCGCCAAGCGATACAGATTTTAAGTATGGTTGTGTTGCAATAGGAACGCCTGTTCCGAACTGCGTTGTGTTTGGGTAGGTGCCAGTATCATCAACACCAACAGTTGTGTCAAGTATTGTTGGGTCACCCCTAAGACGACTCAATCTTCGTTCCATAAGAGAATTATGAGTCTCTGATGTTTCCCCCTGAGCTAGTCTATTGGTATCTGGTTCATCCAATTCGTGACCGGAAGGAACATCATACGTTTCTTCCCACTCATCCTCATCTTCTCCAAACCAATGGGTATCACCATCAACAGGATATGGACCATATGATGGCGCGCCTGCATATTCATCTTGATTAGACTTAGGACTTCTTGGGTCATTAAACCCGTAACGGGGATCAGCCGCACGTTCAGGCGTACCTGGCAATGAACCAAGAATTACGGGTTGTTGCCTTTCTAAGTCACGAAAGAAACCTATAACCCAACTACCCTCAACCAAAAATGATGGGGTGTTTCCCATACCTTGCATGGAAGGGTCTGTTACGGGGTGCATTACATGGGCCCACGGCAAATCTGTTGTTGGTAGGTCTTCTAGTACCTCAGTATGAAAACCTAATGCGCGAACACGAACACGGCCAAGGAGCTCTGGAT